GGCGAGCTGTGCGTCAGACTCCGCCTTTTGAGCGTTCACGGTTTTTCCGGCAATCTTTTCAGCCACCGCATCAACCGCGCCAGTGATCTTGGTTCTGAGCTTTTTAAGCGCTTCGCCAAACCACGAATCACCGATGTTTTTGCCGACTTCAGGAATAACCAACTCGTTGGCTGCGTCCTGACACAAGCGACTGATTGCCAGTAACTCTTTGGCATAGTCTGATTCGATCTTGATCGACACATAGACCGGCTTGGACTTGGCAGGGCGGCCTTTTTTCTTGGCATGTGCCTGCTGTAGCAACGGCTTAAGCGTTTGCAGTAATATCATCTTGCTGCCCCACCATCGCGTCAAGGTCTTTGATGTGCTGAGCATCGATCACGGTGTATGTGCCGTCCTCGATGAGCTGCTTGGCCACATGCGCCTCATGAATCACGCCAGCTTCAAGATAAGCCTTGTCCCGCTCGCTATTGGCCTTCTCAATATCAGCGCGGGTTTTGGGGTCAAGCTGCCACAGCGGTTGAAATACGATCTCCAGCGCAGGCAATGCAGCACCAAACACAGACCGCATCACAACGTCCAGCAAATCCATCAGCACCGGCTTGACCATCCAGTTTTGCTGGGTAGCGATGCTGTCGTAATAGTTACGTGTGTCGTGCTCGCCGGTCGAATTCATACCCGCTGGTGATTGTCCGAACAGGATCGTGTACGGCATATCTGCTGCACCGGCAGTCTGAATGCTGAACTCGCGCATCAGCTCCGGCAGGCCAGTAAACGAGTAGGTTTTGCTTTGGTAGTCCTCGTCGTCTTTATCCATGACCAACATGCCATTGATGCCCTTGAGCAATGCCATCGCGCCAAAACGCTCCATGACCGACTTGGCATCCGACATCAGCTTATCGACCAGACCTTTGGTTTTGATCACATCGACCTTGGCTTCATGCACCAAACTTGCAGCAGCAGCGTTGACACCTGCATAGCGCAGCACAACGTCATACACGGTTTGTAGCACCGACATGCCTGTCCCGTCGCTGTGTAGGGTCGTATCTGCAAGTGACATCTGATCAAGCCGAATCACGCGGCTGTGATGCACATTGAACGAGGTGCCACCGCTATTTTGCTCAGGCTGCACAGTGTAAAACACTGGCATATTGGTGCGACCATCGGCCTGTTCGGGCTTCAGCTTGGTCGTGCTTGGGGTCATACGCTTTTTCGGAATAACCGTTAAAAACTGTAGATTGCCGTCGCGAATCCGATCACGCTCAAGCGGCTGGTTTGTTTCCAGTCCATCTGCCACGCCCAGCAAAATGTACGCCGTGCCATACAGCCGCGTCATCGACAGCAATTGCAGCAGACGTGGCACGATTTTTAAGCGCTTGACTGCTTGATTCATCTTATCAATCTGCTGCGTACTGATGCCGCTGTAATACCAACCCGCCCGCACCATATCGGCGGCAGGGCGTTCAATGATGCGGCGTGATAGCCAGTCGGTCGCATAGGCTGACTCAAGCTGCATATCGTTCAACGGAATTGGCAGCGTAAACTGCCCACCGCTGGATTTGTCACGCTGCGTGCCGAGCTGTGCCACCATGTTGACGTATGCGCCATCTGCAACCGCCTGCGCGGTCGCTCCGGCTGCGCGGTTGCGTTTTTTCATTGCTCAGACTCCAATAAAAAACCGCCCGAAGGCGGTTTTTAAGCTAATCTCTATTCACAAACAGATTAATCATCCACCTTATTTGGATAAAGTGTTTGATGCTCCAGATCGATCTCATTCTCTAAATCATCAACAACCTTGACATACAGACATGTTGGTGTGTATTCATCTTGAGAATGCACCACTTCGATCACTCTGTAGATTGATTTATGATTCTCTACAAATGAAATACATTCACCCTTAGCTGGAAGCTGGGACAGCTCAATTTCATCTAGCAGCGCCTCAAAGGTGCGAGCTTGAGTGTCAAACTCCATAACGCATACAGTTTTACTCACAGGGATTACTCCAATAGATAAATGATATTGAGCGAATCTTAAAGCTTACCTTTAGTCAAACACACTCATCTTCGCTCCAACTGTATCATTAATCGCATCGACAAGCGTGTCGACCTGATCATCAAAGTCATGCGTCATGTCAGCCTTAAAGCCCTCACACTCCGCCAAAAACTCCGCCAACCACGGCGCTCGATCAGGCAAGAACACACGCCCTTGCTCAATGTAAGGTTGCGCATCCATAGCACGGGTAAGTTTATCCGTACTACGCTGCACCGCTTTGACCGGCACGGAATCTGGCAAGCGGCGCACGGTCTGAATCAACCCTGTACCGGATACCTTGTCTTCGACAGCCATGTAGCGCAGACGGCCTAACTCATTGGTGTGTGGCTTATGCTTGGCCATAAACAGTTTGGCTTGCTCAATCAGCTCTGGTGCCTCCCATTTCCCCCGCTTCGAATCGATCAGATACAGGTTGTCATCAACACCTAGACCACCACACAAAAACACCGACCAGTCGTTATGCTGCTTGGTCTTTTGCGCGGTATCGACCCAGACCGCCCGCCACTTGAGCACCGGCAGCTTGGCGTAAGGCTTAAACCATTCAGACTTAATCAGACCACCGCCCAGCTTTTTAGGCTGCTGCATGTACTGGCTGCTGAATGTGTAGCGACTAACCTGCGCACCGTCTTTGTCAGCGCCACCCTGCTCCAGCTGCAATAGGCTTTGTAGCGACTCCTTCTGTGGCCAATAGCTTTGGCGGCCTTTGTCGTCGCGCTCAACATTGCGCGGTACCAGCTTTGCGATGTGTTCAGGTAGCGTTTCAACATAGTCGGCATCGATCAACGCCGGAACACTGAATAACTGCCAATCACCTGGCAAACTGCCGGACATCAGAAAGCCGGTCGGGTCATCAACATGCAATCGCTGCATGATCATGATGATTGGCGTGTCTGACTTGGCCTTGCGACTGTTGACCGTGTTCAAAATCTTGCGATTGGCCTTGTCGCGTGCCGTCTTACTGAACGCATCTTCTGGCTTCAACGGGTCATCCAAGATAATCGCACCGGTAAAACCGCTGTCCAGCGTACCAGCGCGCCGCCCAGTGACCTGTCCGCCCATGCTTGCGGCGTAGACATGCCCAGCGTTAAATCCATCGACCGCAGTTTTCCAGTTGCTCTTTGCATCAGTATCGGTGGCGATAAGCACCGGCCACATGGCCTGAAAATCTTCGCTCTTGACGATATTGCGCGACGTTGACGACACATCCTCGACCAGCGACTGGCTGAACGACAAATACAAAAACCGAGAACGTGGATTCAGTGCGATGCCGCGCGGTATCAGATTGGTCATCAGTTCGGTTTTACCCGCACCAGGGGGAACATTAAGTACCGCGTTTGCCACCCGCCCAGCAATCACCTCGTCGATGATCCAAGAGATATAGACGTGATGCCAGTTGACCGTGAACTTGAAACCCATGCGCGGCTTGAAGAATCGACGTGTGAAAAACAGGTGATCCTGTTCGCACATCACCCGCTCGACAGCCCGCACAGCACCAGCATCAATATTCATTTTTGAGCACCTTTGCGATTGCTTCGGCGGCCTCTGGGGTCAGTTGGTAAATGTTTTGCTCAAGCGGCTTGCCATCTGCTCCCGTGATCTCTTTGCGGTTGGTGAAGTCACCGCCAACGTCCTTGGCTGCTTGCTCAAGCGCCTTGAGTACCAACACGCTGTTTTTCCCCGCATCATCGACAATGCGTTGCATGCGCTGTAGCCGATACGTCAGGTTTGCGACTGGGATGTTCTGGGGGCTTTCTACAAACTGCTTGCGCGTGGCTTCAAACTCAGCCTTGAGTTCTGCCGACAGATTCTGGCCGGTGCGCTTGGTTGGGTCGTATGACTCGCAGCGCTGACGGGTAATATCTACCTTAAATTCTTGTTTGACGGCTGCGGCCACTTCTGAGGGGGTATTGAATACAGCAAGCTCTCGAACGATAAAGAGTTTTATCTCTTTTTTAAGTTGCGCCATAAGTCACCGTCCGTCAAACGCCGTCAAACAAAACGGACAAAAAAAATCAGGCGCTGCGTAGCTTGGTCGATCCACAAGCCGACGCAATCGCGCCATCAGCGACAGAGCGACGACTGGCCGCATTGATCAGCGTCGCAATCGAATCGTCAGCGCCGTAACGCTCGACCACTCTGTAAAACTGCTCCGAGTCATGGCCGCGCATTACCAGCACCGGCTGACCCGCAGCATCAAAACAAGGACCCATGTGATTATGCTTTTGCGCCAAGTGGTAAAGCTCGTGCTCCAACAGCGCGCAAAAGGATCTGTCGTCCAACTCACGCGCCGTACTTGCAGAAATGGTGACAATCACTTTGGGGATGTTGTCCACGCCGAACCACTGCTCAAGCTGTGACTGTTGTCGCAAGCCACGCCACCCACCATCACGAATCGCTATTAACTCAGTCTGAGCATGCACAACTACCTGATGACGCTTAAAACCAGACTCTGCCCACATAAACGCTAGGCCATCGTGACCAACCAGATGCTCGTGATCTT